TAACGCACAACAAAAAAGTAAAGCCTCGGCACCTTGAGACTTATCATATTTAGAAATATCCAATTCTTTAATATACATATCACCGCTAGCCAAAAGTTCGGTGACTTTATTAGGATTACAAAAGGCATTTAAATTTTTAACAAGATCAGAATTAGATTCATCAGTAAAAATATGGTACTTAGGTTTTAAAACGGACAAAAGACGATTTTTAAATTCTTTGATTACTGGGCAAAAATACGAATTTAGATAACGTTTGTGGGCCGAAATAGTTTGTAAAGGCTGATAAGTAACACTAGCAGAATAAGTTTGTATAGGTTTAGGTTGAGGTTTTATTGAATAATCAAATTTACCGAATTCAGCTGAAAGAATATCGATACAAAAATCATTAAACATATAACTAGGCTTGAACGTAGACATAGAAAACCAATTTAAAACATTGCGTTTGGACGGACCTAAAGGTGAATTTTGATAATCGGCCAAAATGTGTAATTTAGTTTTATCAATACACGAATTTAAAAAATTTTTATACAAAGAGTTTGCATTTTCTTTCGCATCAATCAAACCCTGCATTTCTGGCACATTACTATTACGTTTTTGAATACCTAACAAAATTTCTTGCAAAGTCTCAACACGGTTAAAAGGACAAGAAGTCTTCAAAACCGGTTTGAGGACACGATTGTCATTTTTATAAATTTCAACAGGAGTCATAAATTTTCCTCTTATACGCACATTATCCAAATTTAGGGACAAATCGCTATGCTGAAGTAACATAGCGGCGCCAGAAAGATCATTTACAGCATTACGGGGCAGAATGCGATCAAATTCAGTTTGCAAATGTATAGGTGAAAAGTTTTCTACGTCAAAAGAAGAATTAATAGACAAATCATCAGTTGTAAAAGCACTAGCCACATGTGTAAAGACAGCTTTATCGGTATCGATATTTGATTTATCAACCGCACTATAACCACGACCCAACTCAACAGTCAAATCAATTAAACCATTCACACCATCGACCAACTGTTGATTATGAATGCGGTTGATAAATTTAACATTAAGATCAGAAAAGAAACGTTTAAAATTTAGTTTATGTATATCAGTAACCGAATAATTGTTTAGAATAATATTATCTTGAGG